AGACCTTGGGTGGCCTGTACTCGGTCCTCGCGCAAGAACTGCAGTTGCCCTTGGTGACGCTGATGATGCATCAGCTTCAGCGGGCCAACCAGTTGCCGCGACTACCAGACGATACGGTCACCCCACAGATCGTCACCGGCCTTGAGGGGCTGGGGCGCAACAGTGACCTGCAGCGGCTTCAGGCGCTCATGGGGAACCTTCAGGCTATTGGCCCTGAAGCCATCACCGAGTACCTGAAGGTCGGTGCATACATCCAACGCCTCGGCGCAGCCCTGTCCATTGAAACAGATGGGCTGGTGCGTTCCGAGTCCGAAGTGCAGCAGGCTCGTCAGGCAGCGCGTGAGCAGGCATTGGCGGAGAAGGCCATTGGTCCAGCCATCGGTGCCCAGCAGCAGCAGGCTGCACCCACACCATCCTAACCCGATCTATGACCAAGCGCAAGAGTCCCACGGAGCAGGCCGACACGGAGCAGGCTCAGGAAGCCCCCGCACAGGACGCGGCGGATGAGATCCAGGTGGATGCCAGTGCGTTCTCCGAAGTGATCCTCGGGAACACCAAGGCGGAACCGCTGCCGCAGACCTGGGAACGGGTGGACTTCTGATGTCGGCTCAACTGGAAATCCCGCTGACCACGGATAAGCCGGAAGACGGTACGACCTCCGCACAGGAAGGCACCGTCACCAAGTCGCAGGTCCAGCCCAATGCGACGGAGCATGCGCTACGAGACAAGGGCAAGCCCCCGGCTGAGAAGCCCGCTGCCACCCCGGAGAATCCTGCTGCCGAGAAGCCTGCAGCGCCCGCCGAGAAGGCTACCTCTGAGACCCCGCTGGAGATCAAGGTCCCCGACAAGGTGGACTTCGCAGCGGTCGCCAAGGAGTACCAGGAAGCCGAAGGGAAGCTCTCGCCCCAGACGCTCAAGCTCTTGGAGTCCAAAGGCATCACGGAAGACCTGGTTCAGACTTTCATCGATGGGCAGAAGGCTCGAGCCCAGGTCCTCCGCAGCGAACTGGCGCAGTCCGTGGGTGGCGATGAGACCCTCTCGGCAGTCCTCCAGTGGGCAGCCACCGGCCTCAATCCCGAGGAAGTGCAGACCTACAATGCGCTCCTCAAGTCGCCGGATGTCGCCGCGCAGAAGGTCGCCCTCATGGCGCTCAAGGGGCGCATGGACGCGGATCTGGGGACTGAAGGCACCCGCGTGAATGCGGAAGGTGTCCCCGGCACCCGTGGTATCGAGCCTATCGGTTCCAATGCGGAACTGGTGAGCCTCATGCGGAGCAAGGAGTACAAGACGGACCCCGCGTTCCGTGCGAAGGTGACCCAGCGGCTCAAGGTGAGCAAGCTGTAATGCTGGTACCGCTCCGCTTCGGTGCCCATGTGGGGACCGGGGTGGTCAGTCGGCTGATTCGCTGGCAGCAGCGATCCGATGTCTCGCACATCAGTCTCATCGACAATGACAACCGACTGATTGAAGCCCTGGAGTTCCGGGGTGTGACCGACGTTCGCACCCTAGAATCGGTCCGCAATGAGCAGCGTGTGGATGTCTTCAGTGTCATGGTCTTTCCCGACCAACAGCGCCGTGCAATCGAATGGGCACGGCAACAGGTCGGCAAGCGATATGACTACTTGAGCGTCCTCCGCTTCGTCACTCGCCGCGATGCCCGTGAACACAACGGGAAATGGTTCTGCAGCGAGTTGGCCTTTGTCGCCGCCCAGCAGGCAGGCGTGGCGCTCTTGGAGCGCATCAGCCCGAGTGAGGTATCTCCGGGCCACTTCGTGATGAGCCCCTTGCTCACGCACGAGTCGTAACAACCCGTCTTCTCGTAAATGCGAGATACGGAAAGAATCCTTTCAATCCAAGGAAGCACGAACGATGGCGAATGCCATTCCGTCCCGTATTGGCCAGATCAATTTGGCTGGCGATGAGCGGGCGCTGTTCCTCAAGGTCTTCAGCGGGGAAGTGCTGACGGCCTTCGCGGAAACCAACGTGGCGCTGGAGCGCACGATGGTCCGCACGATCTCCAGTGGTAAGTAGACCTGCCTCTGGTTAAGAAGCCCTCTAATTGCGGGAAGCCCCTCGATGGGTAATCCGCAGCCAAGCCCTGTGAGCACAACCGGGGAAGGTTCAACGACTAGTCCGGAAGGACGTAAGCCACGACGCCAGCGCGGGGTTGTGGTTGAAACGGGGGTCACGAAGGTATGTCGCGTGTGTCTGACCGCGAAAGACTTAGTCCACTTCTACTTTCGCAACGACAGGAAGAAGTACCGCAGGGAGTGTCGGGAGTGCGCGGTCCACCAGCATCGCACCCGCAAGTTTGGAGTTGCCAGAGAGCAATGGGATGCGATGTACGCCAAGAACAAAGGGCGCTGTTGGATTTGCCATGCCAAGCCAAAGAAGTCACTCGCGGTGGACCATTGCCATAAGTCCGGCAAGGTCCGGGGTCTTCTGTGCTCGAATTGCAATACTGGTCTTGGGCTGTTCCGAGATAACCAGAACTTGCTGACTCGGGCGATACAGTACCTTCGTGAAGATATAGTCTGATCCTCGGAGCAATCCGAGCCAATGAGCCAGAGGTCGGCTCAGTTCCCCGTTTTCGGTAAGGGCGGGGCGAGTTACCACACCCCCGGTGCCAGCATCAACGGCACCACGGTTCCGCAGAACGAGCGCGTCATCAACATTGATGACCTCCTCATCGCGGATCGCTTCATCGCCAACATCGACGAGGCGATGAACCACTATGATGTCCGCGCCCCGTTCTCCCGTGATGTCGGTCGGGCGCTCGCGCAGGCGATGGACGTGAACATCCTCCGCACGGGTATCCTGAACGCCCGTCAGACGGCGGCTGTGACTGGTGGGTTCGGTGGCACCCGCATCGTGTCGGCCAACTCGGCCACGGTGGCGGCGGACCTTATCGCTGCGTCGTTCGCTGCCGCGCAGGCGATGGATGAGAAGGATGTGCCGGACACGGACCGCTACCTTTTCCTGCGTCCGCAGCAGTACTACCTGCTCGTCAACAGCGGCCACCCGCTCATCAACCGTGACTTCACTCCGGACAATGGTTCGGTCGGTGAGGGCGTGGTCTACAAGGTCGCGGGCCTCACCATCGTGAAGACCAACTACCTGCCGAACAGCCTCATCGGCGCGACGGAGACGGTGGGTGGTGTCACCCGTGCGGTGCCTCTCGCGTACCGTGGCAACTTCACGAGCACTGTGGCGCTTGCCCAGCACATGAGCGCCGTTGGCACCGTCAAGCTGATGGACCTCTCGACCGAGATGGAGTACCAGATCCAGCGACAGGGCACGCTCCTGGTCGCCAAGTACGCGTGCGGCCATGGCTCGCTGCGTCCCGAGGCTGGCGTCGAAATCGCGAATGCGGCGTTGTAATCTGTAACACTGAACCCCCAGGGGTCCCAACTAAGCGGGGCCTCTGGGGGTTTTGTGGCTCCCCCTACCACCAACTTTCATGAGCCTGATTGAACAGTCGTACCCAGCCCCCGTTGGTGGCGTTTCACAGATGCCTCCGCATCTCAGAGGCCCTGCGCAGGTTACCGAGGCGATCAATACGTTCCCCTCCCTGCTTGAAGGGCTCGGGGTTCGCCGTGGGACTACCCTGCTTGGCAGTGCGCCCATCGCACGAGATCCAGGGAGTGCCCACACCATTGATTGGTCCCCGACCACCGATGCCCGGTATTGGGTGACCATTGGCTCCTTCGGGATTGTCGTCACCGACATCAACACCGGGCTGCCCTACATTCCCTTCGGTGGGCAGCATTGGCAGGAGGAACAGGGGGATGAAGAAGACACGTATGCAGCCTATGAAGGGGCCTTCTTCGGCACCGTCACGGACCCCAGCAGTTTCACCAGCACCGTCATTGGGGACACCGTATACATCGGGGTGAAAAACTACAGTCGGATTCGGTGGAACGCCGTGCAGGCCCCACCCAAGCCCGCTGAAGCCATCGTGACGATCAAGTCCACTGGACCCGAGACGTTCCACACGTTCACGGTTGGCAGTTCGCAGTTTACGAACCTTGGAAAGTTTTGGGCGAATACCACGCCAGCCTTCGTGGCCGGAAGCTTCTCTTTGGACATGAACGAAGATCCGGCCTTTGCTGCCGAGTACGAAGCCATTGTGGCCATCGAAGACCTCGCGACTTCCCCCGGCACCATCACGATCCGCCGCAAGGACGCGACGAACCAAGCGCCGATTCCGGTGTCTACGGGGAATCCCCTCAGCGTCCTTGAGGTCACACCCAACACCGTGCCGTCATTCGACCGACTCCCGGAGAATGCCCCCGATGGGTTCGTCATCCGGATCGTCGGTCAGCCCGGCACCTTGGCTGATGACGCCTGGGTGATCCGCCAGGAAGGCCGGTGGGTGGAGGCGGTGGCCCCTGGTGCCAACATCGAGATTGACCCGTGGCTCATGCCATGGGCGCTCAAGGAAGTCCCGCTCGTTAACAGCCCGACGAAGGCGTTCCTGTTCGGCCCGGTGAAGTGGACCCAACGGAACGCTGGGGATGACTTCAAGAATCCGCTGCCGGACCTGCAGGGCATCGACACCCTGTTCTCGGCCCAGCAGCGCCTCGGGTTCACGTCAGGAACCCGCATCGTCCTGAGTGAGAGCAACAACGCCCGCAATCTGTTCCGCACCACGGTCACCCAGTTGCTCCCCAGTGACCCGATCAACATTCAGAGTGGCGTGGGTCCCAATGCCCCGTACCATGCCTTTGTGTCGTGGGACAATTCCACGTACCTGTGGAGCAATCAGGCGCAGATCGAACTGAACGGGGAGCCGGTGCTGACGCCGACCTCGGTGTCACTGTCTGTGGAGTCCCGCTTCGAGAACGATGCGGGGGTGGGGCCGGTGGTGATTGGCAGCCGGATCTACTTCACTCGGGAAGTCAATGGCTGTACCCGCGTGTATGAGTACTGGCGCCCCCCTGGGTTCAACATGCCGCCCCGCGTGGATGATGTCACCGAGATGGTGCCGCGTTACCTGCAGGGCTCTCCGGTGCGTATGGTCGCGGATGACACCCTCGGGTTCCTCGCGGTCATGACTTCGGTGAGTGACAACCTGCTGTATTGCTGCCACTTCACCCGTGACGGAAATGGGCAGATCCAGCCTCGCTGGCACACTTGGAAGTTCGCAGAGTGCCGGATCTACGCCATGCGGATCATGCAGGGCCAGTTGTATCTCCTCCTGCAGCGCCAAGACACCAGCACCATGCATATCGAAGTGCTGGATGTGAGCAACCCCCACGACTTTGATGGGGATGTTCCCTATGACATCGAGACAATCCCCGTGGTGCCTTCGGTGACCTTGGATGGCTTCTTCATCCGAGACCGGCAAGGGGCGGTAACACAGAAGCGGTGGGTGATCCGCAACCTGACCATTGATTACCTGAAGACCTACCAAGCGCACGTAGAGAACGTGGATGAGCGGGAGGCCCTTGTGCGGCTCAGCAGGACCCCCCTCCCGACCACCGGCAAGATGCGGATTCCCCTGCACCGTCGCCATGACAAGCTCACCCTGCAGATGGCATGGCTGGGCTTCATCACGTCCTTGCATTACCAAGGGTCCTTGATGGACCGAAACACCCGAGCGACCCCATGATTAATGTCCTTCCCACTGAGCCGCAGCACCTTGTGGATCTCGCCGCTGACATTCGCGCTGAGGACCGCATTGAGTCCCTGCTGTGGTCGCGGGTGAACCTCAAGAATGCCATGCAGAACGCCGTAGGGGCCTCCCGAGAATCCTTCACGGTCCTTGTGGACGGCAAGGTGGCCTGTGTGTTCGGTGTCGCGGACATGCCGGGGAACCCCAGCCTCGGGGTGGTATGGCTCCGTGCGGCCAACCGCATCAACCAGTGCTTGCTGTACGTCATGCGACAGACGCCCCTGTGGCTCACCGCATGGCATGCCCAGTACCCTGGTGGACTGGTGGCCTACCCTATGGCCGAGAACAACGACCTCCACCTGCGCTGGCTGCGGGCGGTGGGCTTCCGTGTCCGCAAGACCATCTACGCCATCGACCGTACCCCTTTCCTGGAGATGATCCATGTGTGAGCCGGTGTCTATCGGCCTCGGTGTTGCATCGCTTGCTGTGGGGACTGCCGGGACGATTCAGGCGAACAATGCCCAGCGTCAGGCCGCTCGTGAGCAGCGCCGTGCCAACGCGCAGTTGCAGGCGGATACCGCCCAAGCCGCTGATATGGAGTTTGCCCTGACCACCCAGCAGTTGCGGGAGCGTCGGGATCAGGAGGAGCTGCAGGCCGCTGAGGTCATGCAGCAGAACACCACCACGGCCCGCCGGTCTGCCCTCGCCTCCACCCGAGCCGCAGCGATGGCCGATGCTCAGGCCCGTGTGGCTGCAGGGGCGGGTGGTGTCCGAGGGGCCTCTGTCACGGCCCTGCTGTCCGACATCGAGCGCACGGATGCCACCAACCAACTGGTGATCTCTGAGGACTACCAGCGAGCACAGAGCAACATCCAGACCAACCTCCGCTTCGCCAACCAGCAGCGGGAGATGGAGGGCCAGCAGGCAGCCTTGGTGCGCCAGAACCGACTCAACGGCGTGGCGAATCTTCCAGCCGCCCCGATGCCCTCCCCGTGGATTCCCGCGATCCAGATTGCTACGCAGGTGGTGGGCTTCGCGGACCAACTGACGAACCGCACCCCGAACTCACCCAGAGGGCAGATCCCGAATGGCTAGGCCGAATGTGAATTACGGACAGTTTGAGGCCGATGCCCTGATCCCCAACCAGCGACGGTTGGCTGACCCGGGTATTCGCCCCGCAGCGGCCCCTATCGATTCCTTCGTGCGCCCTGCGAACACCTTGGACCCCAATGTGGGTGCCAAGGCCCAACAGTTGGCGCAGGCCCTCAGCACCATCTCACCTGCCCTCGGGCGCTTCGGGGCGACCCTACAGGCCCGCAGTAACGAACGGAACCTGCAGGAAGGCCAGATCGCTGCCGCAGAAGCCGCACGGCAGGGCCTCAGCTTCAAGGAGGCGGTGGACAAGGGCGTCCTCAAGCGCACCGATAACCCCTTCTTCGTCCGTGGGGCCAAGGAGCAGTTCGGGAGAATCGCGGCGGATCGGATGCACACGGACCTCGCGGTGAACCTTGAGGAAGCCCTGAAGGATGTCTCAGAGCCAGGGGAAGTCCTCGCGGCCCTTGATGACGCCCAGCGCACCTGGATGAGCCAGAACGTGGGCGAAGGCACCGAAGGCGAGTTCCAGACGGGCTTCTCGCTCCGTGCGGCAGCGCACATGGAGCAGTTGCGGGGGCAGTTGCTCTCGCGGGCTTCAAAGAACTTTGAGGATCGTTCCAAGTCCGCGCTGTTCGCAGAGGCTCGGAAGCACATTGCGGATACATCAAAGTCCTTCTCTATCCAAGAAGTAGCTGCCGACCTAAATCAGTTGGTGGCCGATGAGATAGCCAAGGGCAGCAACCCCAAGGATGTAGACGATGCGGTGCTCAAGGCTGTTGGGCAAACCATGATGGAAAAGGATGGCCGGGATGTCTCGGAACTGTTCGATCTCGTGAAGGGCTCCTCAGGGCTCTCCCTCCGTGATGTGTTCGGAGAGAAGTCCAGCGAGTATGTGCGTGGCGTCATCAACAACCACCACAACCTGTGGCGGCAGAACCAGCGTGATAAGCTGGAGGATGAGCGCATCAGGGAACAGGATGTCCGCGACCAGGCCGCTGATGAGACCATCCGGTTCCTGATGCAGAATCCGAGTGCCCCGATTGACTCCATCGTTCGGAAGTACGCCAATGAGCGTGGGGCCATCGCGTCGATCGCCAATGCGGCCAAGCAGGTCTACGAAGTGAACGCCGTGGAGGACCCGGAGATTGCCGAGGAACTCTACATCGAGGTCTACAGCGGCAACCTGCGGAAGTCTGCGGTGATGGATCGGTTGGCAAAGGGCGAGTTCCGGCTGTCTACGGCAGCCAAGGCCGTCCAGTGGATTCGCCAGCGTGACGGGGAGGAGCGAGCCCTAGCAGCGCAGGCACGTGGGGAGTCTCGGGCGGACCATCAGATCCGTGACCAGGCACGGCGGGAGCGGTTGGCCCTCATCACCGACCCGCAGCTTCGCTCGGCCATCAGCAACCTCAAGGCCAAGTTCGCAGACGAAAGCAAGCCGTGGATCACCAAGGATGCCGCCAAGCGACGGGAGTACGCGCAAGCACAGATGGTGGCCGAGTGGCTCAAGTGGAAGGAAACCGATGAAGGCGCCACGGCGGATCTCTCCACCACGAACGAATGGCTGTTCCGCACGTCCACGGCCATCGAGCAGGGCCAGTGGAACGAAGCCGTGGGAGGCCCCTACAGTGGCAAGAAGGGTGCTGTGCCGACAACCTTGGAGCCGGTGTCCCGGTCCGGTGGTGCTTCCGGTGGTGATGCTACATCGTCACTTGGGTCCAACAGAAAGTTGCCGGTTCTGAGTCCAGCAGACATCCAATCTGTCGTCAACACTAATCAGGCATCTGCCGCCGTCCGTCGTGCAGCCCAAGCAGCCGGTGTAAACCCATCTGACCCAAATGCGGTTATGGACTTCGTGGAACAGCAATCGAAGCTGTACCCACCGGGGACGATAAAGCCCGCTGTCATCGACGCTCGCCCACTCAGCCAACAGCGTTTTGATGACACAATCGCAAGTCGGGTGCAGAAGTTGGGTAACCGATCACAACCCGAGTAACGCATGGATGACCAGGAAACAGTCACGTTTGACGACCCACTAGATCAACCACTTGATCTGAGCGGGGCTGTTCGCCCACTCTCTGAACGATTCGCTTTTACAACTCTGAGGCCCAAGCCCCGCAACACCGGAGCCCCCACCAGTTCCCTATGGGATTCCGTGTGGGGCGTTGCCAGCAAGACGGCAGGCTCCGTGGCCCGTGGGGTGCTGGAGGGGATGAACGAAGCCAGCAACACCGTGGCTGGGGCAGCCCTCGCCATCTCCAAGGGCACCGGAGCGTACAAGCTCGGGAGGACCCCAGAGGAGCGCGCCGAGTGGCTCAAGAACTACGAGAAGCCCACGGAGAACCAGAACCCCTTCCAGTGGGCTGAGGAGTTCGTGGAGGGCATTGCAGGGCCGAAGCAGTCTGGATTGTACGGGGTGGTCTCAGGGATCTCCCAGTTCGCTGTGGGCATGGTCGGGGCCACTAAGGCACTCAAGGCGCTCGGCGTGGCTGCCCCAACGACCACAGGAGCCCGCATCGGATTCGAG